GATTGTTGTCTCTGTAGCCCCAGACTTCTGTGCCCGGTACCAAAAATCTTCCTGGTACCATGGGCATGACACTGTGAAAGTGCTTGTGCGCACAATAGGCTCTATAAATTCTTTGAATATCGTTTATGGGCACTGGATCCAGCAACTCACAATCGATGTTGGCTTGATACGTAACTTGATCAAGATCAATTTTTGCAAAAATCAAACTCATTGCCTAGGATCCTGTCTGTGCTGAAACAAGCCCTGCAAGTACTCTTCTGGCCAGTCGTGATAAAAACCTTTGTTGGCCATGAGTTTTGCTTTGGTGTTTAGATCACTTAGACATTGTACAAGTGCCAGGGCATACTTGCCTTGATTCATGATAACACCGTTGACGTTTTCAATGTCGTGAGGATGATCCTCTAGGGCTAGGATGTCGGCTCGTAACAGGTGTTCAGTATTAGCAGATTCAATGCTGGCCGAAAACAGTTCGTGACTCCATTCTGAAGGATCATATGCATAGATAATAACTTCCTTGCCACCCATGCCCCACCGTGCTCGATTTTTGAGATCATAGTAAGGATCTGTTCCTAGGTATACTTCAAACGTGCGTTTCAGTCTGGCCTGACGTGCAAATGGACAAGGAGGAAATCCGCCCAAGGCCGGATGCGGAACTTCTACAAAGTTCTCAATCCAGGACTCTATATCATGTTTGACTTGTTCAAGTTCCATTAGAAGAAAGGCAGTTTGCTTGACTTGGTTGTGTCAAGATTTTCTTTGATCAGTTCACTTAGCATTTTACGCTCAGATGTACTCATTTGTAACACATCTTCGTATGTGGCGCCTCCGCGCATGTACCACGACATTTTTAAACTTTGACGACGAATAGTATCAGCCTCCTTGTCCATGTTATCTACCATGGTAGATATGTCTTCAGGAGTCAATGTCAGGAGGCGACCCCGAAAAAAGCTGCTTGGTCCAGGGTAAGAGTTTGTTGATGCTTGTGCCCACATTCTGGACATTCAATGTCAAACGGTTTGAGTTCAGTGTCGGCACGTAGGGTGATAATACGATCTCGAATTTCTTGATAAATTTTACGGTCGCAATTGGTCAAAAACTCAGCAATGAATTCTGATTCTGTAACCAACGTGCCTCGAGCACGAATACTGCTGATGCTGTATTTTAATGTTTCAATAGTGAGCTCGGTGATTTGATGCAATGTTTTGTTCAAGGCCTCAACTTTTTGCTCATCAGTCAACGACTCATCTAGTTGTATCTGTTGAATCATACGTTGTTGATCATATTGTCGTAGATTGATATCATTTTGATGTTTGTAGCTGATGGGGCAAATGGTAATTTCTAGATCGCCTTGTTTGATTTGGGTATCGTAATCGGGCTGTTTTATTTGATCCAAGATCATGCGCAGGTCTACATTGAACTCTGATTCTGCTGTACAGCTTGGGCATTTGGAATTGATTTCCATGTCATGTCCGTAGCTGGCAATTCTTATGCCAACCAAGATTGCATTTAAATCTATGCCTGGCACGGCCCAAGCGTTTTTAACCGCAGGAACACAGCTTTGTATGACATTGACCACAGCTTGTCCGTTAAACAACGCATCTGGAGTGCGGTATGTAATCTCGTCTATGGCAGTCATGGGATAAACCGGCAGCTCGTGATTTTCTGGAAATTCAATTGCACGATCGGGCCAGTACTTGCCATTGGATGGCAAACGCAAGTAAATTGCTGGTTGTCTAAAAAATTGTTTTAGTGGGTTCGTAGTTTGGGACATAAATCACCTATAAATATAGCAATACTTATGGGTGGTAAAACATGGCAGATGGAAATGCAGAAGCGAATCAAGCCGCAATAGACCTAGCCGCAACGTTGCGAAGAGTCAACGAAGAGCTAGCTAACAACGGCAGAGTTTCTCAACAAACTCTAGACGCAAGAACTGATGCGGAAATGAAGGCCAAGCACGGGGTTGAAAACTTCACTGCTGGTACCAAAAAAGGTGCAGAAGCAATAGGTGCATTGGCATCTGCTGGTATGGCAGCCGGCAAAGCCATGCTGGACGGCAAAAAAGGTGCGTCTGCATTTAATTCAAGTCTAGATGAACTCAGTAATGCAGCCACTGCCGCTGGTATGGCCCTGTCATTGATGATTCCTGGCGGTATCTTGATCAAAGGTTTGGTTGCCGGCATTACTATGGCAACCACTGCGTTTATCAAGTACACACAAGCCGCCAATGAAATGGCAGATCAGCTTCACAAAGGATATCAAGGTCTAGCCAAATCTGGAGGAGCAGCTGCCGACGGCATGACTGGCCTGAAGAACGATGCCCAAAAGCTCGGCTTGGCCATGGGCGAATTAGACCAACTGGTTAGTTTGGTTGCTTCAAACTCCAAAGACTTTGCGTTGTTTGCTGGATCTGTATCACAAGGACGAAAACAGTTTGCTGCAATAGGCGAGGCAATGACACCTGCCCGTGCAGGCCTAATGAACCTTGGCATGGACATAAAGGATATCAACGAAGGCACTGCTGAGTATCTGCGAACTCAAGCACGAACTGGTAGAGCCCAAACCATGACCACTGCTCAGTTGGCTAAAGGAGCACAGGATTATTTGAAAGAAATGGACGGCTTGGCCAAATTAACTGGTCAAAGTCGTGCAGATATGCAAGCGCAACGTGATCGCATGTTGCAACAAGAACAGTCTGCAGCCAAACTGCGAGCAATGGAAATGGCCGGCAACAAAGAAGGTGCCGATGCGTTAAAACAATTAGGAAACATGCTTGGTGGTGCTGGACCTAAAATGCAAACAGCATTTAACGCGGCTATCACCGGCAATCTAGCAAGCAAAGAAGCACAAGAAGCTAACCTGGCATCTCAGGGCGAACTGGCCAGAGTTGTTGAACTAGTTCAAAACAAACAAATTACCGCAGCCGAAGGTGCTGACCGTGTGGCCAAGGCCATGGGGAAAACGGCTGATACAGTTGGTACACAGTTAGGTCAACTCAATGCTTATGAGAGTAGTGGATACGGAAACTTTGCAGAACAACAAAATTTAAGATTACTAGCAGAAAACGGCTTTACTAAAACTCTTGCAGAAATCAACAAAGATCAAAAAGCTCAGATAGAAGGAGCAGATCCGCTGGTAAAGAAACAAACAGAAGTGGTGTTGACTCAAATAGAAGCCAACAAGGCAATGACTAATTTTATTTTTGCAGGCATTGGACCAGCGCAAGATAAAATGATTTTGTTGGCCAAAGCAACTGGAGCTGCTGCCAAAGGGCTAGAGAATATGGCCAGCGGTGAAAAACTGTCAGATCAAGAAGCAGCTCAATCAGCTAAAAATTATGAAAAAATGTCAGGGCTTGAGAAAGCCGAAACCAACGCCGCTAAAGCAGTAGAAGGTCTGGTTGGAATATTCAGTACAGGAGGAAAAACATTTCTTGCTCGAAAGCGAATGGAAGCTGAAAAAGAAGGATTGTCAAAAGATGGTCGTTACGAAGAAGCTGGTGCTGAAGATATTCGCAGGATGAAGGATGCACAAGGATCTGTAGAAGCAGTTGATATGAGTAACATACCCATGGCTTCTGAAGGAGGTTTCTTAACAGGACCTCAATCAGGGTATCTGGCAATGCTTCACGGTAATGAGCTAGTAATTCCTGAAAGCCAGTTAATGGGAACACTTAACACTGGAGGCATGGCAGGTGCTGGTGGTGAGCAACTGGACAAGATTAACAATCTCTACAATGAGATGTTGAAAGATACACAAGCATTAGAAAAGCTCACAGATCAAGATCTAAAGAAAACACAAAATTTTAGTCGCCTGTCTGACAGATTAAGAACTTTAAAAACACAGTTAATGGGTGACGAGATCGAAATGCTCGAAGAGCAAAACGATATACTTGAGAAAATGGTTGAAGCCGTGGAAAAAGTTGGAGGCAAAGAAGCCGGTGCAGCCTTGCGTAAAAACGCTACCATGATGAGGTCAATGGGCGGTGGTGGAATATCTATGCCAAGTGCTGGCGGCATGGGTGGCGGTGGTGGCATGTCTAATTTGTCCGCTATGGGTGGCGGACAAGGACTCAAAGCCTCTTCAACTGACCTTTTGCAGTTTGGTGGTGCAAGTGGATCAGCAAGTAATTTTGAAGGACTTGATGACAGATTAGAAACGGCTGTGCTAAATGCAGCCAGTGAGTACAATTCACTAACTGGTAATAAACTCAAAATCAACAGCGCCAAGCGTGATCCAGAAGACCAGGTCCGACTATATCAAGAAACAGTTGATGCCGGACGTCCAGGCATTGGGCCTACTGGTATGCCAGTTGGTCGCCCGGGTACCAGTTCACACGAAAAAGGACTAGCAGTAGATATTCAAAATTACAATGATCCTGCAGCACTCAAGGCGTTGAATGGGCAAGGATTACACCAACTGGTTCCCAAAGACCCAGTACACTTTCAACTGTCTGGCGAAACAGGCATGATAGCAGATGGGCCAGAATCTGGATATCAAGCAACCTTGCACGGCAAAGAAGCAGTAATACCAATGCAAAACAACAGCGGAGACTTTGTGAAAATGTTTGAAGCCATGGCCGAAGGCAATTTCAGAATGGTTGCTATGATGGAAGAAATGGTTGCTGCTCAAAAGAACTCTGTTGACGTACAGAACAAGATGCTACGTGCGCAGTCGTAATCACGGTAAATAAACTACTATGGCAGATAAACAACAAGGTTCGTGGCGCAAATACTTCAAAGTCGCAGATAATTCAGGTGTGATGAGCCCAATCTCGGGCAAGAATCAATTTGGCTTACCAAACTATCCTCGCAACGACGGCAGCAATGCGTCGGCACAAGCAGACTTTGTGTTTCGCAACTATGCCAGCAGACTACCTGAAGTTTACTCAGGTCACCCCAATCGTGTGGAACGTTACAATCAGTATGAGAACATGGACATGGACTCGGAAGTCAATGCCTGTTTGGACATCATTGCTGAGTTTTCCACCCAAATGAACGAAACCAACGGCACACCATTTGACGTCAAGTACAATGACAAGCCCACTGATCATGAAATTGGTATTATCAAGAAACAACTGCAACAGTGGGTAAAGCTAAACAAACTGGACCAGCGCATATTCAAACTGTTCCGCAACACCATCAAGTACGGCGATCAAATTTTTGTTCGTGATCCAGAAAACTTTGAAATGATGTGGGTGGACATGAGCAAGGTCATGCGTGTGATTGTGAACGAATCTGAAGGCAAGCGCCCTGAGCAGTATGTGATTCGTGACATCAACCCCAACTTTCAAAACATGACTGTGGCAGCCAAGACCACCACAGACTACATGACCAACCCTGTGACCGGTACCATATCAGGATCATCAAACTATACCATGCCCAACGGTGGCGCTGGCGGCGGCGTGGGCAACAGTCGATTCATGCATGCCATGAACGAAGCCACACTAGATGCCAAGCACGTGGTACATTGCAGTTTAAATGAAGGCCTGGATGTGTTCTGGCCGTTTGGACGCAGTATTCTAGAACAGATCTACAAGGTCTACAAACAAAAAGAACTGTTAGAAGACGCTATTCTTATCTATCGTGTGAGCCGTGCTCCAGAGCGCAGAATCTTCAAGATTGACGTGGGCAACATGCCAAGCCACTTGGCCATGCAGTTTGTGGAACGTGTGAAAAACGAAATGCATCAACGTAGAATCCCTACCATAACAGGTGGCGGACAAAACATGATGGATAGCAGTTACAATCCACTCTCAATCAACGAAGACTACTTCTTTCCCCAGGGTGCTGATGGCCGTGGCTCCAGTGTTGACACACTGCAAGGTGGTTCAAATCTAGGCGAAATTGACGATTTAAAGTACTTTAACAACAAAATGGCTCGTGGTTTGCGTGTGCCTAGCAGTTACTTGCCTACCGGACCTGACGACTCAGACCGTGCTTTGAGCGACGGAAAAGTAGGCACAGCACTGATACAAGAGTACAGATTCAACCAGTATTGTGAGCGTTTACAGGCCTTAATTGCCCAGAAACTAGACGACGAATTCAAGATGTTCTTGAAGTGGCGCGGCTTTAACATTGACTCTGGCCTGTTCTCAATAGGCTTTAACGCACCTCAAAACTTTGCAAGTTACCGTCAAAGCGAACTGGATAACACACGTATTCAAGCGTTTATGCAGATGGAACCACTGCCATACATGTCAAAACGTTTCTTGCTTGAACGCTTCTTGGGCTTGACTGAAGAAGAAATCAAACAGAACGAAGAGCAATGGCGCGAAGAACGTGACGAACCCACAATAGAAGCATCAGGCAGCGATCTACGTTCAATAGGAGTTAGTCCTGGCGCTATGGAAACTGACATTGAAACTGGGGAAGAAATTGGTCAAATGGAGCCGGCAACACCGGGCACACCTGAAGTGGGATCAGCACCTGCAGGCCCTGTAGTACCTGGAGGCGTAGGCGGCGCAGGCGCCCCGGCTGCATAAATATTTGTATGATACTCAACGAATTTTATAACAAAGAGCCCGAAGCCTATCAAGACCTTGCGCAAGATAATAGCCAGCTAGAAATTGGTGACTTGCGTAAAACTCACCTTACCCTACGTCAACTCAACAAACTGCGCAGAATGAATGATGTGCGTATGGTAGAATACAAAGAAAAACTCAAACTGGTGCGTCAGCAGTATGCACCTGCCCCTGAAGCACCGGCCATGTGATTTATGGCCTTTTTGGCCTTATAAACCGCGTGTTTTTCTCCTGATGTGTAAATAACATTACACTTTACCTACAGGAGTTTTCTATGAACAAATTTGAACAATTGATCGAATACGTGATCAATGATGAAGAAAGCAAAGCACGTGAGCTTTTCCATGATATCGTCGTGGAGAAAAGTCGTGAGATTTACGAGAACTTGATGGCCGAAGAAGCCCAAGAAGATCTTGAAGAAGCCGAAGAGATTGAAGAAGGCGAAGACGATCTTGAAGAAGGCGACATGGGCGGGGATGCGGCTGACAACCTGATTGACGATGTTGAAGCTGAAGAACAGTCTGGCATGAACATGGAAGGCGAAGAAGATTTCGGCGGCGACGATGACAACATGGGCGGCGACGATGATGGTGATTTTGGTGGCGACAACGGCGGCGATGAACCAGCTACCAAAGACGACATCATGAATCTTGAAGACAAACTAGACCAGTTGATGGCCGAATTTGAAGACCTAATGGGCGATGCTGCTGACGGCGAAATTGACGGCGATGGCGATGGTTTTGGTTCAGACGAAGGCGGCGACGCTATTGAAATGGACGACACTGAAGAAATGGGCATGATGGAAGCTGTGACGCTTAAAGCAGCCCCAAAGCCAGTGACTTCTGAAGAAGGCGGCGTCAACAAGAAGTCTACAGTGGCCGCTAATGCAGGTGCTAAAGGCCCAATCGGCAACTCAGTCAAACCAGTACACGCTGGTGGTGAAATGGGCGGCAAACACGATGCAGCCGGCGCTTACAGCAATCAAACTAAAGACTTGATCGGCAAAGTTGGTAATTCACCAGCCCAAGGCACACAAAGTCCAAAGCCAGCTACCAAGCCAGTAATGAGCCAAGCCAGTGGCGTTAACACAAAGAGCCCAGTAGCTCGCGGTTAATCGATGAAAACACTAAGAGAACAACTTACCTTTAATCAGGCCAACATCCAGGTTCTAGAAGAATCTGGACCAGATGGCCACGGTAAGAGCCTCTATTTGAAGGGCATTTGTATTGAAGGCAACAAGCGCAATGCAAATGACCGTGTCTACCCATTACATGAAATCAGCAAAGCAGTTAACACGATTAATCAACAGATTAAAGAAGGTAACTCAGTATTAGGCGAAGTGGATCACCCAGATGATTTAAAAATTAATCTAGATCGTGTGTGTCACAGTGTTGAAGGTATGTGGATGGATGGCGAAGCCGGATGTGGCAAATTAAAGATTTTACCAACCCCCATGGGCGAGTTGATCAAAACGTTGTTGACATCTGGTGTTAAACTTGGAGTTTCAAGTCGTGGCAGCGGCAACGTTGACGACAGAACAGGACATGTAAGTGACTTTGAAATAGTCA